AAGTTTTGCGATACAGAAGGTTTATTATTCTTTTGATAAACCCTACCGTTTAGTTTTAGATATTCTTCTACACCATTTAATAAGTAGTTGTTTCTAGCTAAGAATAACCACTCACCTTGATCAATATCTACGTGTTCATAGTTAGTGTGATAAGTTACACTGCCTTCCTCTACTTTAGGTTCCCAGACTTTTTCTTTTCTATTTTTTATACGTTTTACAACACCTAAAGCTATGTCGTGTACTTTTCTAGGCACACGGTAAGATTGTTTTAGGTAGGTGGTTTTACCATCAAGTTTTATAAATTGATCTACGTCTGCTCCTGCCCACCTATAAATTGCTTGGTCGTCATCTCCTGCTATGTAAACATGTTTTACATCTTTTGCTAGTTTTTCTACACATTTCCACTGTAGCGTAGATAAATCTTGTGCTTCGTCTACTATTAAAACATCTAAGTTAGGTGAACCACTTGTATTAATAAACATCTCTAACATATCTGTGTAGTCTACTAAAAAATTAGCATCTTTATATTTAGAATA